GCTCTGCCTACTGATTGGTATCTCTGGACACAAGAGGAAGTTAACTCTTTTATGCATGGACGTGTGCCTGAAGAGTATTTATATTTTGAACATGATGAACTGCGAGAAAAGTTTGAACGTATGACACAAGACATACTAAACATGGAGGGGTCAGCACAATGATAGCAGCAAGAGCAATAAAGGTTTACGAATTTTTGGGAGATCCCTACGGTGACTTCGTGACAACAGTCTTTTCAATGGAAGAGGCGAAGAGATTGGAAAGGCGTCTACTAAAAAGGCAAGGGGTGCACAGGGTAATACTCAAGGATGTAAAGAATAACATTTTAAACAGGACAGACAAATGATAGTGTTCTTTAACGGTAGGTTTTCAAAAAGAAAACAGGACATGATCTGCCAACTGGTTGACTTTTCTCAAGGGCACATGTTCCCAGCTGATGATGACATCCAAATAAACTTTGAAGCTATACGCAGAAAGGATGGCTACTGTGGTGATGTAATGTTTGAGGATGACAGAGAGTTTTCTATCAGGTTAAATCAGCTGATGCCTTTAAACAAGATGGCTCTTACTGTGTTTCATGAGATGGTGCACGTATCACAGTACCTAAAGTGTATGGTGATGGACACAACCAGCGACTACTGGGACAGGTGGCAAGAGAAAGAGGCACACAAAAAAGAAAAAGAACTTATGGATCTTTGGCTATTGAATTTACAGCCAACAAAAACTAAGTAAGATATTATCAAAGTGAAAGGGATGAAAGAAATGGAACCGACAAAAGGGATGAAAGCAATGGAACTGACAATTGAAAATGCCCCGACTATCCGTCAAGAGGCTTGGGCTTCAGCTGTTGTAGCAACAGACAAGTATATTCAAAAACATCTGGGCGGTGAGGATAAATACGCATGTGGGTTTGCTTGGGTGACAGTGACGCCTAAGCACAAGGGCAACACCAAGCTGGGGCGTGAAGAACGCAAGATAATTCGTGCGCTGGGCTTGGAGTTGGACTGGACTGGTAAAACATTCCAGTGGTGGAACCCCAGCAGTACCCACTTCCAGAACGTAGAATGCAAGGAAGCGGGTGCACGAGCGGCAGCCAGAATTCTTAATGCCTTTGGGTTGGATGCACATGCAGCATCTCGTCTGGACTAGGTAGTATGGCTGGTGATCTACTAACTCTTGGCCTCTGTATCGGGTTCTATGTATGGATGTACTACCTGATAAGATAGGTGTGACAATCTGCCATACTTGAAATGAAATTCTTTGTGTATAACTACTAATAGTATTACTAACAGTTTAAACTTATATCTTTATATCTCTTATAGAGATAAGATACTGTTAGTAATACTACAAGAAAGGGACAGGTACATGACAGAGGAAGAATATAAAAGGGTTTTATCTTTACTCAATGAGGGAGACACAGACGATTTTATAAAAAAGATAATGCTTACCAACACTGAACTGATGGAGGCTGTCTATGATCTTCAAGAATTTATGGAAGAGCAGGGCATAACACCAAAAGAGTTTCAAGTTTGGAAAGACAAAAAAGAATTGAGGGCATACCATTGACCATCTATATTCCTGAACCCCTAACAATTCTTCTTGTAGTTCTCTCTTTCTTAATCGGATTTTTATATAGAAAATATAACGACAAAGAAGATATTGCAGAAGCATATGAAGAGGGGTTTGAGAAGGGTGCTTACTCTGTGATTGAGGCTGTCGAACAGCATACAGGTAAGGAATTTAGTATTGAGTGGAGCGACAACAAAAGAAAATGATGACCCACATGATGACGTATCTCATTGGGTTGGAAAACTAAAGTAAACGAGAGATACCATCCTTAGCTCAACTGGATAGAGCAACGGTCTTCTAAACCGTAGGTTGCAGGTTCAAGTCCTGCAGGGTGGACCAAAAAAGAAAGGGGAAGACAATGGCTACAACAATTGAGGGTGACTTAAAGGATTTCCTTAAAGATATGGGACTAGAGAGTATCCACCCTAAGCCCAGCACAGCCAAGCCTAACTACATGCAGCCAGGTTTTTACGTAGATCCACGCAACGCAAAAGGGGAGGTGCCGTTCTGATGAATACTGTATGGATACTATTGTGGCTCGTCTTAGTGCCAGAGAATGGTGTTAGATATTATCATCTGGGTACATATGATAACGAAACCTTATGTAAGACTGGCCAGCGAGATGCTTTAGTTATGGTCAACGCTAAGAATGAGACAGTAGAATGTATAGGGATACAGGTAGATGATTGAAGCAACATACATTGATCACATGGGCACAGACTTGACGGTAGCTAACGCTGCGCGTGTATCTTTCGGAAAGAAAAGTGAGATGGAGGAGAACATGTGGGGTCCACCTTACCTAAAGGATAAGGATGCCAAGCTGATACGTTACCTTGCCAAGCACAAGCACATCAGCCCATTCGGACATTGCTTCGCCAGCTTCCACATCAAGGCACCCATCTTTGTTGCTCGACAGCTAGTCAAGCATAAGTTCCTGCGCTGGAATGAGATCAGCCGCAGGTACGTTGACGATGATCCTGAGTTCTATGTGCCTGACGTATGGCGTGGGCGTAGTGCTGATAAGAAGCAAGGCTCTGATGGTGTCGTTGATGTGGGTGACTGGGGCAGTGCTAATTGGGCAGCACTTAAAGCCTACAAAGATCTTATAGGTCTTGGGGTAGCCCCAGAACAAGCCCGTATGGAACTACCACAATCAGCTATGACTGAGTTGTACTGGAGTGGGAGCCTTGATGCCTTCTCTGACATGTGTAACCTACGCTGCAAGTCAGACACACAGGCGGAGACACGACTAGTCGCACAACAGATTGATCGTAAGATGATTGAGATATTCCCTGTGTCATGGGATGCACTTACGGAGAGTGATGATGCCTAAACTGCATGACTTAGAGCCTATGATTATGGACTGTTGGCATGTGTGTGATGACCTACAGGTTGTGTTCAGGCAGATAGGTGACGGTGAACGTGACCCTACCCATGATGAACTGATGAACACACTGATGGGGATGCAGCAGCTATACCAGTGGAAGTTTCAGCAGCTATTCAACAAGTATGAGGATGTAATACAAAGTACATTGCCATCAAAAGAAATTCGTGCTATGACACATGAAGAACGTCAACGATCAAAGGAAAAGGAACAGTCCAATGACAGCAGCAGTAAACAGCAGCAACGAGGTTACACACCAGCCTTGCCCATTTGAGGACTGCGCAAGCAGTGATGCCTTTAGCTACAATGTCTTATCAAAGGTTGGGCATTGTCAGTCGTGCAATAGAGGATACCCTGGGAGAGACAAAAAATTTGCGTGGGCTGAAGGCACCTATCCACCGCCGCCACCTAAGGTAGACCTACGCAGCACCAAGATTATTAGTGGTAGGTTCAACGGTATTCGTGGGCTGGATGAAGACGTAGCAAAGCTATACAACATCCAACTGCAGTACGGTGAGAACAACACACCAGTGCGGTATGCTTTCAAGTACCCTAACAACGTCAAGTATCGTGGGTATGCTGAGAAAAAGTTCTGGACTAAAGAACGTGGGGCACCTACTGATTTGTATGGCCCTGACTTTAACGCAGGATCAAGCAAACGTTTGTACATTACAGAGGGTGAGTTTGATGCCGCCAGTCTGTATCAGGTGCTGGGTAAATCATTCCCTGTTAAGTCGCTGCCTTCTGCCTCACTGTCAGAGAAGTTTATCAAGGACAACTTCGAGTACATCAACTCGTTTGAGATGGTGGTGTACGGAGGTGAGCTTGACGCAGCAGGTAAGGGTGCAGCACAGAAACTGTACAGCATGATGCCCGACAAGTTTTACTATGTACCTATGTCCAAGTGGAAAGACGCAAACGAATTCCTTATGGAAGGTGACAGTGAGGATCTCAAGTGGGCAGCCCTCAAGCCTCAACGATTCAGTCCTGACAACTTCTTTGTTGGTGACCTCGAGGTAGAGAAAGCAATCACGACAGAAAACCCATACGAGTACGTACCGACAGGACACACAGGCCTAGACGATAAGATGCGTGGCCTAGTTAAGGGTGGCCTTACGTTTATCAAGGCTATGCGTGGGCAAGGTAAAACTGAGCTAGTCAGATATTTCGAAGTGGCTTTACTAAAGCAACAGACACGTATTGCTTTGCTTCACATGGAAGAGATGAAGTCTACAACCTATCGTGCGATGGCAACCTATGAATTGGGTTGGAATGTACGTACAAAAGAGGATGCTGTAGCTACGGGCTACACTGAGGATCAAGTGATACAGGCTGCACAAAAGATGGCTGGTGGTGAAAGCACTATCATCTTTGAGATGCAAGCGCATGATGACCCCATGCAATTGCTTGAGTATGTACGCCTAGCCTCAACAGTCTATGGGGCAGAGTTTATATTCATTGATCACGTACAACGATTGGCCTATCTGTCTAACTCAGGGGTGGATGCTGCTACCAGTACTCTCACCACACTAGGTGCACGTATGGCACAACTCGCTAAGGAGTTGAACATTGGTGTAGTCTTTATCTCTCAGGTCAACGAGGATGGTCGAACTAAGTACGCAGCATCCCTTGAAGAGGAAGCAATTATCTGTGTCAAACTTGAACGTGATACGGAATCTGATGATGATGTAACTCGTAACACAACACAGTTCATTGTTGATAAGAACAGACCCTTTGCTAAGTTAGGTAATGCAGGCTCAGTGTACTATGATCCTGAGACTACCATCCTGGAAGAGGTTGTGTTTAACGGATGAAGATAGTTGTCAGTGACATAGAAACAAATGGGCTAGAGGACAGTAGTAAGCTGTGGCTTTGTGGTGGAAAGGATCTTTCTACTGGTGAAGTATACAAGTTTGAGAACTGTCACGAAGATCCATTGGCTAAGGCAGAAGCTATCGCATGGTATGAGTCAGCAGACTTAATTGTTGGTCACAACTTCATACAGTTTGATGCACCCATGTTAAACAAACTGTTGAAGCCTAGACTGATCGACCCAAAGAAAGTTATAGACACGCTCATAGTGAGCCGACTCGTAGACTACGACATAGCTACACCTAAAGGTGCTAAGTATCCTCACAGCCTACAGGCTTGGGGTATCAGATTAAACAAACACAAAGGAGACTTTCATGAGTTTGATAAATTCAGTGACGAAATGGTTGAGTACTGGTATGGAGATATCGAGGTTACACATAATCTTTATGAACATTTCTCTGATATTATTTGGGATGGCTCTTGGTCTAAGTCTTTAAGGACAGAACACGATGTTCAGATAGAACTGGTACGCACACAGTACTATGGCTTTTACTTTGATAAGACAAAAGCGGAGTTCTTACTTAGCTCAGTAAAAGAAAAGATGTCTACACTTGAAGAACAGTTTCAAGTAGACTTTCCACCTAAACTTACTGAGGTAAACCGTATCAAGTACCGCCTTAAGAAGGATGGTGCTGAGATGGCTACTGTATCTAAGGCTAAAGAAAAGTTTGCCCTTACTACCGTAGAGGGAGAGGATCTTGTTTGCTCTGACTGGATTGAATTTAAACCTGGCTCCCCCAAGGATCGGATAGATGCCTTATGGAATGCAGGTTGGTCACCAGTAGATAAAACTAAAACAGCTATTAACTTCGCACGTAAGAAAGTTGGAGAGCCTTACGGTAAGTCAGTCGAGGCTATGGATCAAGAGTTCTACGATCAAAAGAAAAAACATCTGGAAAAGTATGGGTTCACTGTATCGGAGGACAACCTTAACACACTACCTGATGATGCCCCTACAGGGGCTAAGGCTCTCGCTCAGTGGCTGACACTAGAAGGCAGACGTTCATCACTGGTGGAGTGGATAGGGCAGTGCAGGGATGATAGTCGTGTACATGGTAGGATAAATAGTGTTGGTGCTTGGACTGGAAGGTGTTCCCACAAAGAACCTAACACAGCTAACATCTCCTCTCCTTTTCATGGGTCTGCTAAGACTGCAGTAGAAGAGGTAAAGAGGCAGTACGATGTCCACCTACGTGCCTGTTGGACTGTTCCCTCTGGCTCTTGGCTTGTGGGTACGGATGCAGATGGCATTCAGTTACGTGTGCTTGCTGATTATCTTTGGCGAATGTTTGATGAAGACCAGTATGCCAAGGCTATCATGGAAGGTAAGAAAGAAAACGAGACAGACATCCACAACGTAAACAAGAACGCCCTTGATGTACCCAATGGCACACGAGATATGGCAAAGACTTTTATCTATGCTTGGCTGCTGGGGGCAGGTGTGGCTAAGACTGCACAGATACTTAAGGTTGGTATGAAGGAAGCACAAGATGCACGTACCCGTTTTGAAATGAGTATCGGTGGTCTCTTTGAACTTAAGAACAGGTACATCAAAGAGGTTGGGGAGAATGGTTGGTTCAAAGGATACGATGGGCGTAGGGTCAAAGTACCTAGTACCCACAAGGCTCTCGCAGGTATACTGCAGAATGGAGAGGCTTGCCTCATGAAGCACACCCTACTGCGCTGGCATGACGTTGCCCGTAAGGAAGGGATCAGGTTTAAGATGGTAGGATTTATTCATGATGAATACCAAGTTGAGGTTATCGGTACTGAAGAAGAGGCCAAACGTCTTGGTCAGATCCAAGCAGACTGTATGCTTGAGACTGGTCAAGAGTTAGGATTTAAGATACCTACGCCAGGTTCATTTGACGTAGGAAAAAATTGGTCTGACACCCATTGACATACATTGGGAGAAAGACTAAGTGTTACATATTAAAAATAAGGAGGGCAAGATGCCATCAACACAACACGAGATTAAAGGTAAGATTGAATGGGCCAAAGTGTTTGAGGTCAATCGTGATCGTGCAGACTTTCACACAGAGACTGACGGTATGTACAAAGTTACAGTCACCACTGACGAAGCCACCATGAAGTCCTTGCAGAAAGAAGGACTAGGTAAATCATTCAAAGAAACAAGCGATGGTTGGGCTGTCACTCTGGATCGCCCACACAAAGGGCGGTACGACTGGCAAGGTGGTCAGCCCGTTGTTGCTGACATTACAGGTAAGACTTGGAGTCTTGATGACAAAGGTTTTATCGGCAATGGTAGCGAAGGCATTGTAAAGTTTGAACTGTACGATGCAGGTTCACGTAAAGGTTCACGTTTGCTAGGACTCCAAGTCCTAAATCATGTGGTCTATGAAGCAGAAGGTGGTTCCTCCCAGCCACCAATGTTCACAGACCATTCGAGTTCTGCTGGGGCTTCTTCTCCCTCAAAAGAACCAGAGGACTCGATCCCCTTCTAGGTTTCCCTGTTCCCTTTCCCTAGAAGACAGCCCTCACCCTTAACTGGGTGGGGGTACAAACAAAAAGGATAGAACATGGCTAACATCAAAACACTTGTTAAAGATATGGAAGACACCATCCTTGGGCTCAAGGGTTGGGATCGTATCATCAGCCTTGAGATGGCTGAACGTATTGGTAGAGCAGCCTCTTCTAGATTTAAAGAACCACAAAAACCAAGAGGGTACTTATCCTTCTCTTCTATTGGCAGTCCTTGTAAAAGAAAACTGTGGTACAAAATCAACGAGACTAATGCAGCAAAGCCCCTTGCCCCATCGGATCTTTTAAAGTTCTTTTACGGGGACATGATCGAAGAGCTAGTGCTTGCTATTGTCCAGGCATCAGGCCACAGCGTGACAGGTCAGCAAGATCGTATGCGTATCAACAGCCTAGCTGGTCACAGAGATGCAGTGATTGATGGTATGACAGTAGATGTTAAGTCTGCTTCTCCTTACTCCTTTAAAAAGTTTACTGAAGGTAACTTAAGAGATGAAGATCCCTTTGGTTATATCAGTCAACTAAGTTCTTACGTGTACGCCGCCAAGGACGACCCTCTTGTGACAAACAAAACACATGGAGCTTTCCTTGTTGTATGTAAAGTAAGTGGGTCTATCTGTCTTGATGTCTACGATTTTACTCCTGAGCTAGAGCAGAAGGAAAAGGAAGTAGAGAACGTTAAGTCAATGGTTAAAGGGGGTATCCCAGACAGAGGCTTTGAGCCTGTACCTCAATCAAAGACAAGCCCCAACAAAAAACTACATCCTTCTTGCGGCTTCTGTGAGTTTAACAAGAAGTGCTGGCCTGAGGCTAGAAGATTTGTCTACGGTAATGGTGACGTTCTTTTGGTAGATGTGGTTAAGAAACCAAATGTACCAGAGGATCTTACCTACAATGAACAAGAGATTCAGAGCATCAGCACTTAAAGCAGGTTATCGTTCAGGCTTTGAGGATGATGTTGCAAAAGAGCTACAGTCCAAGGGCGTTAAGTTTACCTACGAAAAAGAAAAGATAAAGTGGGTTGATTTAAAAGTAAGAACGTATACACCTGACTTCGTTCTAGGCAATGGTATCATCATTGAAACGAAGGGACGGTTTGTAGCTAACGACAGACGCAAACATAAAGAAATCCAGAAACAGTTTCCTGATCTGGATATTAGATTTGTTTTTCAAAACAGTAGAGTAAAATTATATAAGGGCGCTAAGTCTTCATACGGAGACTGGTGTGATAAGTACGGATTTAAATACGCAAATAAATCAATTCCCGATACTTGGTTAGAAGAATAGTTGTTGACGGATTTAAAATTGTTTATATAACTTGGAGGTTCCTGTGTTGTTTGAAGTGACAATGCTAATAGATCTAGACCTTGAAGCAAATTTCATTGCTTCAGACAGTGTGACAACAAGTCTTGAAGATCTTCTTCAAGATACCATATATGATATAGATGAGTTAGAACTGAAAGAAATAGAGGTAAAAGAAAAATGATAAGTGCGGAAGACCTAAAAGCCTTTGGCTACTACGATATGTTTAACAAACCAAATAAAGGCAAATGGGCAGACAGTTATTCGGAGTGGGTAGAGAAAAAGATAATGACAGATGGGCAAGACAGATTGGTTGAGAATACTTTAGGTCTTGTAGGGGAAGCTGGAGAAGTAGCTGAAAAAATTAAGAAACTTATCAGAGACAAGAGTAGGTTTTCTAACGAAGAGATTCTAAAGGAGCTAGGAGATGTAGTGTTTTATGCTACTGCCCTAGCAAATATTTATGGCGGTGGACTACGAGAAGTAATTGATTTAAACATTGCCAAGCTAGACGACAGACAGAAACGTGGAACATTAAAAGGATCGGGAGATAACAGATGAACATACCTAACACAGAACCAGAGTACGGCCCAACAATATCAATCTCAGAAGAGATTCATGCTATGAAATACCGTAGTAAGGGTGAAACATTTAAAGAAGCTATGACTCGTGTTGCTGAAGCACTCAAAGATAACGAAAGTCACTTCAACAATTTTAGAAACATTTTGTACAATCAAAGGTTCTTGCCAGCAGGGCGTGTTCAGTCAGCTATGGGAGCGCCTAGACGTGTGACACCATACAACTGCTTCGTGTCTGCGACTATTGAAGATAGCATGGACGGTATCATGGAGGCTGCAAGACGAGCAGCAGAAACTATGAGACTAGGTGGTGGTATCGGCTACGACTTCAGTACACTACGCCCAAGAGGAACATTGATTAAGTCTCTTGACTCTAAATCCTCTGGCCCCCTATCCTTCATGGGTATCTTCGATGCTGTCTGTAGGACTATTGCCTCTGCAGGTCATCGACGTGGAGCCCAAATGGGAGTTCTACGTGTAGATCATCCAGACATCGAAGAGTTTATTACAGCAAAGAATAACAGTGACACACTTACACAGTTCAACATATCTGTGGGTGTGACAGACGAGTTTATGACTGCAGTAAAAGAAGACAAAGACTTTGACCTCACCTTTCAAGGGCGTGTCTACAAAACAGTAAGTGCTACTGCATTATGGGATCAGATTTTACGTTCGACATGGGACTGGGCAGAGCCTGGTATCCTCTTCATTGATCGTATTAATAAGAAGAATAACCTTCACTACTGTGAGACCATCGCCGCCACCAACCCATGTGGCGAACAGCCCCTGCCCCCTAATGGTGCCTGTCTACTTGGTTCATTTAACTTAGCTAAGTACGTATTTGAGTATGAGGGTAAGTACACATTCAACATGAACCAATTGCGTAACGATATACCTCATGTTGTTCGCGCTATGGATAACGTTGTTGATCGGGCCACCTACCCACTTGAAGAACAAGAGTTAGAAGCTAAGAGCAAAAGACGTATGGGTCTTGGTGTTACTGGTGTAGCAAATGCTATTGAAGCACTAGGCTTTGAGTATGGTAGTGATAGATTTTTACAGACCCTTGAAGAAATTATGGGGGTGATTAGAAATGTGGCATACCGCACATCTGTTGAGCTTTCTATTGAGAAGGGAGCCTTCCCTCTCTTTACTCAGGCTTACTTAGAATCTGATTTTGCTAAATCTTTGCCTGATGATATTCGGGATATGATTAGTAAGCATGGTATTCGTAATAGTCATTTGCTTTCTGTTGCTCCAACAGGAACTATTAGCCTATCAGCAGACAACGTATCCTCAGGTATTGAGCCAGTCTTCTCCCACTTCTACGATAGAACTATCCAAACCTTTGACGGGCCTAGGGTTGAACGAGTGGAAGACTATGGCTACAGAGTGTTTGGTGTGAAGGGTCAGACTGCAGACCAACTGTCAGTGTTTGACCACGTTAAAGTTCTTAATGTTGCCTCACGTTTTGTTGACTCTGCTTGTTCAAAGACTTGTAACGTTGGCGCAGATATATCTTGGGAAGACTTCAAGAAAGTTTACATGGATGCTTACGATGGTGGCTCCTCTGGTTGCACAACATTCAGAGCGTCAGGTAAACGTTACGGTATCATGAACGCATCTGCCTCTGAAGAAGTAGTTGAAGAGAAGGTGGTTGAAGAGACACAGGATTTCGTAGACGAAGGCGGTGCTTGTTACTTTGATGTAACTACTGGTCTTCGCCAGTGTGAGTAGACAACGTAGAAAAAAACTAGGTACTGTCCCATCACCCTGCGTAAAAACCTGCCGCATAGAGAAAGGTTATTGCGTGGGGTGTAAAAGGACACTTGACGAGATACGGGATTGGATGATACTGTCTAGCTACGAGCAGACTAAACTTATCCACGAACTAAAGTATAGGGATCAAGACAAATGAAAAAAAGAAACGCTTCTTCTATTAGGGAAGGAACCGCAGCAGAGAAAGAGTTTATTAACCTACGGGGAGATAAATTTGTACGGTCGGCTACTAGAGAAGAAGACATATTTGAACATTGGGATGTTCTTGACTCTGAGTTTGGCAAGGTTGATGTCAAAGCAGCCAAGCGTTTTGAAAGAAGGGGACCAGTAGACTATACTATTTGGTGGGAATTACGTACAGTAAAAAGACCCCCAGCCTGGAAGCCCACAGAAGGTTGGGGTGTACCCAACGGTATAGACAGGTTTGTTGCTGTCCGTTCAGAGAAATCTTTTTACTTGGTTAATCCAGTTAACATCATAGATGATCTCAGAAAGAAGTGTACTGAGTACTTTAAGGGTGAGTTTGGTTTGCTGTCTAGGCCAGGAAGGGGTGACCTAATTACGATCCTTCCTTTAGACTACGTTAAAGAACACGCCTCACATGTGGTGGACGTATGACGTATTGTAGTGTTTGTGCTAACTTACTAGATGATAACGGTGTATGTGGGGAGTGTGATAATTTGTTTGACGCAGTAGAAAGACCTAGTCACTATGGTCAGGGGGATATTGAGTGTATTGACTACATCAAAGACTTCCTAACAACAGAAGAATTTATTGGCTATCTTCGAGGGAACATTGCAAAGTACATGCACAGATGGCGGTATAAGAATGGAACTCAAGACTTGGAGAAAGCCCAGTGGTATCTAAAGAGACTAACGGAAGTAGCATAAAAAAGAAAACCCTTGAGCAAGAAGCTCAAGAGTTCACACAGAAACCAATAATAAGTGGAGAGATACCTTCCAGAGATTACTTCGCAGGAGCAGCCCTTTCAGGTCTCCTAGCCTCTGGGGTACATGGACGATCAGACGAGATCGTTAATCAAGCATTCTGTTATTCATGCCTAATGCTAGATTACAAAAAACAAAAAGATAAATCGTCATGAACTAAACCCCCAGCTTGTACCTGGGGGTTTTTTTATTCAATACCCAGCCTTTTACTGAGGCCAGCATCATCTTCTTTCATAGACTTTAAGAAGTCTTCGACAATAAGAAGCTCGTTCACGTCAAGCTTCCACATCTCTTCCTCTTTAATGTCAAAGTATTTAAGAACTTTACCTAAGTTCTTTTTAGTGGTTATTTTTTTAACGTCAAAGATAAGTTTTGTTTTTCTTTCGACAGGATCAATAGACAGTTCTAAACTATCCATAGCATTTCCTTTAGCTACTTTAAGAATAGTATCTACTATTTTTTGTTTCTCTTCAAGGTTCTTACCATCCCACTCCCCATTGTACATAACAATTTCAGCAAGCATTTCTATCTGTGGTCTTACAAAATCATTAAAAGTATTGGCGGCCTCAGGAGATTTACTTCTAATTTCAGTCTTCCATTTGGATCTTCCAATATCATTAAACAACTTTTCAATTGTAGATGAAGGTAAGATTTCTCTGTAACCAGTGATCTTTCCAATAGGAACAGGAAGAGGCTCAGCAGATAGAGCATTAGTTTTTTTCTGTGGTCTATCGGTAATAAGTTCTGTTGGCTGCATGTCAGTTATAGCCTCAAAGATTTGATCGACATACCTTGTCGAGTCGTTAACCCATTGAGCGCCTTGTTTTTTATCTACGGACTCGTAGTCCTCTCCTCTTCTCATAGCCATTATTTGATTTACTGGTTCGTACCTTCTTGTAAATCCAGATGCGTACTGAGAGATCATGGAGCCAAGCATGTTCTTGATAACCTCAAGCACTTCTACATCATCCGCCTCTGCAGCCATTTGAAAGCCTTCAGATACAGCGCCATAAGCATCACCAAGATCCCTAGTTAAAGCACGAGTTCCGAAGTTGTCCACAAAGGCTTCAGTCAAATCTGATGGAATCTTACCGTCCCTAACAAGGTGTGCCCCCATACGACCAACCAGCATTGGTACGTTTCTTGGGTAGTCATACAAAGAACTTCTAACAGCGCCGAAGTCATCTCTGTCTTCGTACCAGGCCAAACCTTGTTCAAGGTTGTCTAATTGTTTGTAAACCCCTATACCTACAGCACCCCAACCAACAGCAGACTTAGTCAGGAGATCCATAGAGTCTCGACTTACTGCTCTGGCACCTCCTGCTTTTACAGTGTACTTATTAATAAGACTTATACCAGAGTGATCAAGCATAAACGCTACACTATTGTTCCAGAATTGACCGAAAGGAGCAAGAGCACCAAGACCAGGGATGGTCCTTAGTGCTTCAATAATTCCAGCAGCCTGGCCTACAAACGATTTGTTGTCGCCAAACTTCTTTGAGAAGGTGTTACGCAAGGCATCCTCAACTGCAGCCGCCTCGATTTCAGCAAACTCTTTAAATCTTTTTGTTCCTGGTTCAGATAGATATTGTACTAACTCAGGATCATTTAAAAATTCAGATAAAGTCTTATCATACTTTAGTCTCATCTGTTTATCTAAAGCATAAGAAAACTCTTGTGTCTTTGTAATAAAGTCTTGAGCTTTAACTGCGTACAAGGTCTCAAAGAACTCATTGTACTTTTGAAAATTTGTTTTGTTTGGAACTGCGTTAGGATTTAACTCAAAATCATCAAGGATACCTTTTACTTCCACACCACCATTGATGTATCTAAACATTTCTTTTTGGGCCTCAGGCCTTACTGCCAAATAATCCATGACTGAGTCCTTAGTTCCGTAAGGATCAACCATATTCCTGACCTTCTGCCTTTGAAGGTCCATCATTTGTCTGCTCATTTTAAAGTATTTAGTAGCGTTAGTTTTGTTGAATGCTATTAAGCTTCCAGCGGCAGCCCCACTGTACAATGCAGAACGCACCAGATCAGACAGACTTTGATTTACTGTTGCGGCTTTCCAACCTACTAAGTTAAGAGCCGTTGTACCTGGGTGGGTTACAATACTTCTTATTAAGTTATCTTGTAAAGGTCTAAACTTACTAAAGATACCCTTCACTGTTTCTTCATCGGCAGGATCAAGCAAAACTTTTGCTGCTGTAGCGGCATCTGCCTCAGTTGCGCTTAACCCAATTTTGTTAAACATTTGCTGTGCTTGTGATTTAACCTGCATAATTCTTGCAGCTTCAGAAACAGAGGCTGCATCTATTTTTATAAACTCTTCAAAATTAAAAGGCTTTAGTTGCTCTGAGGTTTCTCTCAAAACTTCGTAAGCATCTACAACAATCTTTTTATTTTCTTCTGATAGATCTCCAAGAGCTTCACCCATAAAATCAGTAAAGTTCATATTGTTTGATTGTTTGTACCCTGCTTCACCTATAATATTTATAAGTCCTTTGAACCCTGAGACTGCCCCATCTTCTAGTTGTGCAGTTTTATTCCCTATAAAAAACATTTGAGCAAACTCAGTGTCGTAGTCTATAGAAGACTTAGGATTATCTCCAACCTTTAAAAGTTTTTTACCTTCCGCTACCTTGCTTGCCCAAGCCTCAGTTCTCTTCTTTAGTTGCAGCAAAGATTCAGTTACGTTTTCACTAGCAAGAATTTCTTTTCTTTGTTCTTTACTAAGGGCTTGTATAGAATCATCGGTAGCTTGTTGAACTAGTCTTGACCTATGAAGTTGAATAGAGGCGAGTGGTATATTCTTTTTATTTTTTATTGCTATCAACCCTAGTTGAAGGCCTCCGCCCAAAGCACCAGTGGCTGTAGATATACCAGTTTGAAACCAGTCTATCTCCTCTTTAAAGCCAGACGTTACTTCAGCCTTTTGCTGCAAAGCGTCGATCCCACCTGCTGCTGCCATGTCGAAACCAAGACTAGCGTAGATACCTTTCTTGTCTGCTTTGTTTAGTATAGCTTTTGTTTTAGATCTTTTTAGCGCCTCTTGGAAAGCTCTTTGTGTTGCCTCTCTTTGGATCCGTTCCGCAGCTTTTTTCGAAGAGCCTTTCTTCAAAGCCTCATAGGCAGCTTGTCTACCTGCCCTAAAGGCTAACATTTTAACGCCTTGAGTAGTTCCTTTTGCAGCAGCCTGAGTAAAAATTTTACCAACACCAAGGGTTACTAAGTTAAGGGGGTCTATCAGAAGTGCTCTGGCGTAGTCCCCTACAGCATCAGCTTTTTCCCCGAAGGTTCTATCCTCACTGAAAGCACCACCAAGACTGTCGAAGAGTTCGTAAGCTTCTGCAGCTGTTCTTCTTCTACTCGCCAGCTTATCCCCTTCCCCAGAGTTTAAATGTGCTAACTCAGATACTGTTATGACAGACTGACCAGCGTTAAACCCCCTCATTTGATTTATGTAAGAGTCAATAATTTCTCTTTTAGAATACTTGTCTTCCTCCATACCAAATCTATCAGACATGTAACTGTTTATTGTTTTAAAGTTTTGGTCAGTAGACAGAGTTTCAATGAGGGTCATTCCCTCTTGTTCTGGTTCTTCTTCCCGCTGTCCTACCTCAGGATTCTGAGCCGCAAGTTCTTCTCTGCGTTTTGTAATTTGCTCTTGTAGCTCTTGATATGTGCTCATCCTTATTAATCCTCATCAGAATCAGAACTTGTGAAAAGATCTGCAGTACCATCTTTAAAATAATCTGGATCAGAAAGAACTACCAGGTAACCAGGAACCATAATGTTTTCTACAATACTTGGGTCGGCCTTCATTAACTCATAGTATCTAGTTGCAGCGTTTTCTATATTGTTAATTCTTGTTAGTTCTGCTTGTTGAGCCAGCAAAATATCTTTAGCTGTTGGATCTTCTTCAGCCTCAATCTCGTCAGCTATCCTTTTTGTTTCTTCTGTAAGAAACCTATCATAATTATCTTTAATATCCTTTGCCGCATTAATTTTGTATGTGCTGTCATAGGTTTCATTTTCAGCCAGAACACCAAGGTCTACAGACACATCGTTTGGCCCCTCCTTACGTCCTTTAATTGTAGGGGCAGAGACACTCGCAGCCACGTCAGCGCCAGTAGTTTTATCTCCAAACAAACTTTCGGAGTAAACATCGTAAAGAATATCTTGGGAAGATTTTCTGCCAAACAATTTTTGCATAGCGTTTCGTTCTACTTCTTCTGGTTTCTTTAAGGCTGCTCCTGACACGAAGTCTGGAGTTGCTCTCTTTATTAACTCAGAAGCAGTAAGACCTTGATCATCAAAGTCTGAAGCAACGTCAACAGCTTGATTAAGAATAGACTTAGTAAGTCTTCCTTCCTGTTCAGCCTCTTGAGCGGCTTGAGCAAGCCTAAGAACTTCCTTTGGGTTTTGCATCAACAGTGCATTAAGAGATCTGCTGTCCATGTCCTTAGACTGCAGGTACTCTACTGAATTCTGTAAGGCATTACGAGTTTTATTAACCTCTTGCCTTCTCTCCAAGCCACGTTGGTACAGGTAGTCCTGCACCCTTTCGGACTTGTCTTTTGCATACTGCCTATTCTCTTTCATGTCATCAGCAAGACCACCAAGAGCAGAGCTTAACGCAACTTTACCAAAAAATCCCATAGTACTACCTCGCCATCAAACCTTTAGGTTTCTGTTCAACCATTGTGTCCTCTGACATTTCAGGTTCTTCACTCATCTCTAAATCAGGAGAAGGTGTTTCTTTAACATTTGAACTAACTTCAGATAAGAAATCATAACCAGCATCACGTTCTTCTTCTGGAGTAGACTCAACAATCCTTACCATTCTGGCAGCACGTTCATCTATGCTTGCTTCTTCTTCGTCAAAGGTTTCTTTGTAAGGAACCTTAGCTCTGTCTGCAATTTTCATAACCGCTCTACGCACTAACGGTTCTACAAGAAGACCAAGGTCTATGTTGTGGATACCTTTTGCGTAAGCTCCAGTCATCATAGAATCTGTCAATGTCTTAACAGGCATACCCATATCAAGTGCGTAGAACACGTTGTCTATAACCTCTGGGTCAGCCACCCTTTCGAGGTGGTACTTCACAGCTTCATTTGGGTCTGTGATTTCTGGAGGTCTTTCCCAAGCATAGTTTTTTGGCTCATCCGTAAGGGACTGCCCTGGTATTGGTCTGTTCAGTGCTGGCATTGGTTTAACCTTCTAATAACTTAACGTAGTCCTGTCTCCATCTTTCAACGTACTCGTTGACCGATATGTTCTGATCTGCTGCGCCTTTCTTTTTAGCCTTAGCTAAAGGGCTACCAGTAAACCATACAGAGATTGCATCTTCGATAGTTCCATGCTTCTTATATTCTTTAGTTAAAAAAGTTTTCGCAAGTTTATCCTGTGACTCTGGGTCTGCGAGGAACTCTTCTTTTGTCATTTCTTTTCCAAGATATTTCTTTGTCCAAGGCCCAACATTTTTACCCATAACTTGATAGTACCCATGTGCCCTGTCCCCATAGTACATACTCTTTTTAATATTTATAACAGGGCCAAGAGCACTGTAGTCCTTAGAACTCTCAATTGATCCAAGGGCAGACAAGGCATTATCCATATCTTCTTCAAGGTCAAATGGCATAAACATACCTTCGTCTGCCTCGCGCTGAGTTACCCTTGGAGGCCTATCTGATTTTGAATCTTCACCTAAGTTTGGTCTCTCTTCGTCCTCTGCGTATGGCTCCCCGCCAAATTCCTCATCAATTATTGAAGACCAGCTTCCAAGGAAAGATACTATTTCTTTATTAGGGTCAGTAGATTTTTCAGCCCTACTTGATTCCCCTTGCCGCATAGAAGCCTTAACTCTTCTTGCGGCATCACTCTGCGATTGTCTTGTATCCTGAATCAGGCCACGCCCTCTTCTAATACTATCCTGAGCATCCTGAGTTGAGTTTGATCTCCAGTCTTCTAAAGCAGAATTAAAAACAGATAGTCTTTGCCGCTCTTGTCTTGCATCTAGTGACATATTAAATTCCTATAATTTTTAAAAATACTTCTTTTACAAAATCACCTGTTGACGAAGCACCCTCAATCTCTGCCTGTAGTTTTGCAGCATCTGTTCCAGCGTCAGCCGATAGTTTTTGAAGTACGATTTCATTAGCCCTGTTAGCACTGTTCTCTGATATTTGAAAGGCCATAGAAAGAATGTCTCTTTCTCTCTGCCATATCTCATCTAAAGATGTCATAGTCAAACCGTTGACAGCCTGTGTATATGCCATGTTACTTTCGTTAGCACCAGCAGTGTTAATAGTAGCTAAGTTCTGTCTCCACTGGGCGTTGGCTTGGGCTACAACAAGGTAGTTCTGTGCGTTAAACATTTCCCTTTGGTTCTGCATACCTGCGTTAAACTCTAAAAGAGAGTTAACTTCGTCAGCATTAAACTGCTTCATGGCATTCATCTGCGCAGCATTGAACTGATTTACTGAAGCTGAAAGATTTGAGAAGAACTGATCAGTTTGGTTTTCTGAAGTTGCGTTAAATTGTAGGGCAGCGTTAGCTGCAGCCTGGTCGCTTAAGATAGTGTTTACCAAAGACTGTTGTTTGAACAAGGCAGTCTGCTGTTCATTAGCCAGGTTAGCCATGTCTATCTGCAAAAAGTTCTGAGCATTTTGCACCGCAGTCTGCTGCCTGTTACTTAGGCTTTGAGTTTCTAACTGAGAAAGAGCAGCCGCCTCTGCCATAATTAATGCTTGATCATTACTTAGGTTCTGCAACTCCATAGTGTTAGCAGCTTTAGAGTTCTCCAAAGCAATCTGCTGTTCAGCAGTGAAGTTCATGTTAGCAATCTCAGATACCTTCGCAGCATTCATAACCTTAGCTTGGAATGCTTGATCGAAGTCCATCTGTAAGAACTTAGCTCTCTGCTCCCCTTTAAACAGAGCCATCTGTTGCTTGTTACCAGCATCAATCTGGGCAATAGGAAGAGCGGATTCCATAGCAGCTTGTATTACTGCTTGTCCTGCCATGCTTGAAGCACCTAGCCCCCTAGCAGCAAGGGTAGCCATAGCTGATCTCATAGAACCTGCAGCCCAAGCTGGTGTTTCGCCACCCTCAAACTGTTGCATCAGACCAGTTAGTTCGTCCTGAACAGATGCAGCTTTAATCTCGCCCTCTCCAAAAGCACTAAGTACTTTAGACTGATCTACCCCAGTTCCAGTAATTAACTCACTTTGACCATCTATAGTTTCTAGTGTACGAGTTGGGGCACCAGTAACATCTACAGAGTCACCATTGGCAGACGTAAGTCCTGAGACAGACGAAGTTGCTTGCTCCTCAGCGGTAATAGTTGAAGTAGGTCCAGTAGACGTTTCTGCAGCCATGTTTGCTGTAGCATTTTGTACGTCAGAATACGCTTGATTAGCGTTGTAGGTTGTAGCCCCCTGCCCAACAGGAACATCAGCAGTGGTAGCAGCTCCAATCTGTGCTACCTGATCTTCTTGAACCATAGGTGCAGTAGCTTGAGCCTGACCTGCAGTAGATTCAAGGACTGTACCCATGGCATTAGGATCAATATATGACACAGGAGCAGCGGCTACAGCCCCCGCAGGATTAGCGTATGCTTGAGCATTTAGGTTAGCTTGATATTGACCTAAATCTTCTTTAGTTATTTCTGTTTGCCCAGTAACAAAGTCTTGATTTACACCAGCAGTTTGATCAACTACCTGTTCCGTTTGTTCCTGCTGTTTCTGTTGATTAATATTTTCTAGAGTAGCTGGATCTTGAAGGTAGGACGTGTACATCCCATACATAGTATCTTGATCAAAGCCAGGTAGAGTTGAATTGTACCCTTGTTGTTCTAAGTATGTACTGTAGTCAGGTAAACCTAGGCCTTCATTTCCCATACCTAGGGCGGAGTTAGCATTTAAAGATGTGTCATATGCCTGTGAGAATGTACCGTCTGGATATTGAATCTTAAAGGAGTTACCTACTTGGACTACTTTTCCTCCAGGTTGAAAGTTGATGGCAGGGTTTACTGTGCCACCTGGATTAAACCCTTGGATCATACCACCTTGGTTCTGGCCTTGCATTTGGCTCTCAGTAGTAAACTGCTGAACTCTTGAGTAACCAGGAGGAATAGGCTGGGAGGGCACACCGTTAATGTGTTGCACGTACATGCTCATACCAAATCTGTTACGGTACAGTACGTTTTCAAAGGATGGAGCTGTTCCAGCAGCTTGTTGTTCCTCTAACGTTTGAGGTTTGTAGAAACTTGCTTGACACGTAGCTCTATTAGCAAACTGAGTAGCTTGTTTACCTAGACCAGCCTCATAGGTAGGAATGTTTACTTCAGTAAGACCAGTCTGACCATCTCCGTAAACTGGAGTAACAGCACCAATGTTAGGTGTGCTTACAAAGTTAGGACCAGTGTAAGGTGTACCAGAGCCTATTGCACCAGCCCCACCAGCAGCACCGCCACCTGCGCCACCAGTATTAATAACACCTGTGGCCCTGTTATCTGTGACACCAGATGAACCTGTCTCTTCTTCCTTCTTCTTAATTAAGTCCCACTCAAG